TCCCTACTGCCAAAAGGCCAAAGACCTTCTCGCCAAACATAACCAAACATTCCGCGAAATACCCGTGCATAACAAAGCAGAAACTATCAGTGAACTCGCAGAAAAAACAGGAAATTATGAGTACTTTCCAATGATTTTTCACCATGGGAAATTCGTCGGTGGTTATGCCGACATCAAAGATAGCTTCTAGGTGTTGCAAAACGTCCTGTATACTGCAGGAGTTTCTTTCCGATATCCCTGCTGAGCCAACATATCCACCGCCTGCGCCGCCGCTTGCTGCTCTGCACGCTTTTCTTTGCGATCCTCTCCAACACCCATCAGTGTTGAATAACGCTGCCAATCCCCTTTTTGCCAACCTCCACGCCTAGTCACAGAATCCGGAACCGAGTACAACTCAATCCTCTGAATCTTGGTTTGAATACCAGCAATCTCTGGTCCGGGTAACTCAATCTTCACCTTTTTCTGCGTGCCAATCGGACTTTCTTGATCGCGCCTCTGCGCCTGTGTGCGATAAAAGTCGAACGTCTCCTTCAAACGCGTCTTTGCATCCACCACATCCTCGTACCGTAATGAGAAATTCCTCTTGTCGTATGCACATGCGATCATGTCATAACATAACGCAAATCCCACCCCAACCTGGAAATGATTATCCAACATCAACCCAGTAGCACCAATGAATGCCTCAAACACATCTTCCAACAACTTTTCCGGATTCTCCTCCGAAGCTAGCTCTTCCTCACTCGCCGAAATAAACGGTAAGAAACCCCAACTATCCGCGACATCCGCAAAAGTGTCCGTTGATACATAGTTAATCCTCAACCGCGCAGCCACCTGCTTACCAGCCGTACAGTGCAACTCTGGATAACGCCGCGAAAAGTACATTACCACACAACAATTCGCCAAACTATCCCCGACATGCTCCAAATACTCCAAATTGTCATCGGGATGCGCTGTTTCACTAGTAAAAACCTTGTTATATACATCCAGAGACTGCGGAGTGAGTAAAACATCAATATACTTGTCCTTCATACCACCAGTCTTCAACACATTCCTCAACATTTCCCGAAAACTCTCATCACGTGGACCATAATATTTCCGTGCATCTGCGCGAAAAACGATTTTTTGCTTGCCCATTGTATTTCTTTGCTGTGAAAATCTATTTTTTCAATTAAGAAATGAGCTCAAAAACATGCGATGTATGTCCCTCCAACTCATACTGTGATTGTAGCAAAGGTGGGTCCGCTGCTGTATGTCACGGCACAACCACCAAATGTAGCCAGTGTTGCTACTCCAGCGATAAAACTTGCTCTAAAGATGGCGGTGGTACATGTACCGCTGACCCTATCAATGGTAACCTCGACATCACCACTTGTAGTGACTGGGGTTGCACCATCTCTGGTGGAGGTCCCCCCGGACCTCCTGGACCCCCAAGTCCCCCCGGTCCCCCTAGCCCGCCATCTGGTAAGTGCATCAACACACCCACCCCCAAATGTACTCTCGATAACCCTTGTGACGATGCATGCACAGATTGCACAACCCCCATGTACACTTGCAACAAAACGACCGGACAGTGCGAGTACGACCCCAAAGGTACTCAGACCTGCAGCGAATGTGGAAAATCCTGCCAAAAGAACAAGTTTTACTGCGATACTTCTGATCCCGACAACTGGCAATGCAAACAAGTCGGCGCCACATCAATGCCCAACCTTGACCCCGTAGCAAACGACAATGGAACTGTAACCAAACGAGACAAAACTCTTGACATTATTCTCATTGTTCTTGGGGTTGTTCTTGGCCTACTCCTCCTCCTTGGCCTGGGACTCTTCATATGGGGTAAGTGGGGTAGCAAGCCAACATATGGCAAAGCCAAAGGCACCTACAAACCCTCTTACGGGTCTAACAGCTTCCGCTACTACTAAATGGACGAGGCATCCCAAACACTAATCCCAATCTATCGCGATAAGTGTAAACGCGCATTCGAAGAACTCGCTGAATGTGTGCGTACCACCGATATACAACAACGAGTCGCACAGGCTGTGCGCAATGGATACGCCGGATTCGAACTATACCGTAATCCACACATCCTCTCCTCGCTACATATCCGTGAAATGCGCAATCTCGATGAAAATCTCGTCAAACAGCACAATTGCAATCTAGGTATCAATATATCACAAGGTATTGTATATGTGATGCCCAGATTTAGCGATGAAACTCTACAAAGCCTCGGAAGCACCGGTACAGTAGTCCAAGAAGAACTACCCACTGTTGCAGAAGTTAAACTCAATCCCCAAATAAGAGCACTCGAACAACGCATCGATAAACTGGAAAGTTTGCTGGAAGAAATCTATTACGCCCCAGGCATGCCCGGATACCTGCAAGCCGAATCTGAATTTGCAAAGACCACAACACATTAAGATTTTTGACCAATCAAAAATCTTCAAACCTTACACTAAATGAGTAGTCCAGTAGAGATCTACGATGGCTATGCAGTGCCATTCGGCATGCTTAGCAATAATGCCTATCAATTCATGGAAATCGACCGCGAGGTGTGGAAAAGCGTAACACATTACATCTACGCCAACCTCCTCACAACACCAACCTATAGTACCCTACTAAAAAATACATCTACTCCCCGCAAAGTGCGCAAAGAGTTTTCCGAACTACAGGCCAAGGAATACGACAAGGAACGCGAGAAAATGCTTTACAAAGCCTACATGGCTATCCTCTTCAACGATAGCGCCCCAACAGACGCTCGTGATCTTGATGCCGAGTACCAACGTATCCAAGCTGAAATAGCTGAAATTGCCAACGTTCCTGTCGACGACTTTACACGGCCCGAATGGCTCGACTGGATCGCACGCCTCTCACGTTACCACCCAGACTACGACGAAGTTGGCTATAACAAGGGTGGTAATTTTGCTCAGGGATTCGGACGCCGTGATAGAGGTTATAATGAGTTATCCGACGCAGAACTACGCCAAAATTTCGAGCACCTACGCCAAATCGATTTGCAACGCCTACAAGACAAACTAAAAATGCTCAAATACAAAGGTGCCCAAAATATCCTCGTCCAACACCGCGAACAATTCCGAGCTGCTCTCGAAGCAACCGGAACCGGAGAAATTACCTATCAAGATGACCCCGTTGTCGGTATTGTTCTCCAGCGTGTACGCGAAGCCCTCTACAAATCCTACAAAACGAAGGGCAAAGTCGCCTATACCGAGGCCCTCGAACAAGAAGTGTACATGTCTTACAGTGCCTACAAACTCCTCAGCGATCGTATCAACCAAGGAGAAAATATTACCCAATTTGTCAGGCAAACCTCCACCCAAATCGTGCAAAATATCATGGCTATGAACCCAGGTATTTCCCTACCCTTACGTGATTTTGTCATGGACCTCTACAACAACTACATCGCCCAACTAGAAAGACGTGATGCAAGGGTTGGAGAACAACAACTCTTCATGCTTCCTCCCGAAGTCGTACAAGATGTTATGCAACCCGGCTACATGGCCGTGCGTATCCTCCGCGCCTTTCGCGGTTACCTATACTCCCCCGATGCTAAAAGAGATCCCCGCTGGCTCAGCGAATCAGCCATTGAAAACTTTCGCAAACAACACGTACTCGATGCCTGGCTCACCGAACTAATCGGTCAAAATTACACCGATCAAGTTACCGGAAATGAAAATGTCTCCACTGAAGCACGCATCCGTGGCGCAGTCGCAACTTACACGGCATCGCTTACCGACAAAGAACTACAACGCCTCTCCAATCGTGTCTACTCCCTCTACAAAGCAGATAAACTACCCACAGATATTTCCGCAATAATTGATCAAACCATGCGTAATTACCAACAAGAGGATATCGATCTCTCACTACCTCCTTTGGGCGAACAAGAAGAACTCATCGCCCCTCAAGTAAATACCCAGAAAATCTCCCTCTTTGGACCCAAGCACGCCCCAAACAATGGACCATTCCTCCCCCTCGTGCCCTATCATACCACAATGTTCAACGTAGATGACAAATTGTTCCCATCTGTCCTCCATTATATCCACACCGGATTACTCGCCGCATTGCCCGTACGCGACTGGAACTCCCAACACCTCTCACAACTCTACCCAGGTGTTTGCCCTCTATCCCGATTAGATGGTAAAAACCACTGCCAACTGTATGGAAAAGGACAGGAAGAACAAACCCTCGGATGGAATAACGCCTATCGTGTAATTACTCAACAGGGTGAATTCGTCCCTATCGACTGGCTTAGCCAACTAACCCGCCGTAGCTTCCACCGCGGCCAAAACATGCTCAAACTACACTTTGCCAAGAAAGCCATTGAACATAAGTTTCAAGAAAAAAGCCTAATCGACATCCTGTTATTCACCGGAAACCGCCCAATTATCTACACAGATTCAGACAAAGTTCTCGGAAGTGGTAAAGATGGTCGAGGACAAAATTATACCGGAGAACTACTGATGGAAATTCGCCAAAATGTCCGTGAACGTATCACTTACAACCCTGGTCGTGTCAGGAATCTTATCGAATTCATCACCTACGACAAATATATGAATAACTGGGTCAGAAAGCGAACCGGAGATGTTATTGCCACCCTTCGCATCATCACCAGCTTTATCAAGAGTGAGTACTACGTTGACCTAAAACCCAACGAACCTCTCGCAAAATCCCCAGAAAAAACTGAACCCAGACGCTATAAACGTCCCGGTGAAGGTAAACGACCCCACGGGCAATCCCAGCGCTCCCACCAACGTTCCGCAAAATCTGGATCGGGTCGTGTAGATATTCTTGGAGATCTCATGCGCGGTGCTGAACAAATGGGCAACATTGCGAAACGTGCAGGAGCCGTTGAAGGCGTGCAAAAACCCCACGGAGAACGCAAATTCAAACCAGACCTTCCCCCCGAATTTGTCAAGGTCAAACGAGACGTTGAACCATTTGACCACACCACCCCGCTATATACTCGAGTTGTTCTCGACAGTATCTACAAGCCATGTGCACGCTTTGTCATGCAAGACACAGCTCCTCCTTCTGTCGCCAAGTTCGGCTCTGGCTTCCGTGGTAGTGGAATGGGATCTGGATTATCCGAAGAATCCGATTTGGACGAATTTGCTATGGATCTTGAAGCAGCCCTCTCTGGACTTACCTCCGAGGGAAACGGCAGTCTTGGCGGAATGTTTGGGGCAGGTGTTAGTAGTATTACCGAAGAGGCTCAACCACCCATCCCTGACTTTTTTCTGCAAATTGTACGCAACCTCTGGCAAACCTACAAAGAAAAAGGAGGTGTTTACCAAGCAGTTTCCGAGCTTAGCGATGAATCAATCCAGGTTATATGGAATTTTGTCATTGCCCCACTAGCTATTGCTATATCTGCAGGAATCGATGAACAATCTGTCAAAGAACTACTCATGCGCTCACAAGAACTACTCAAAGGCGGACGCAGATTGCACGCTGTTGAAAACATTCTTACCAGTATGGCGAATATCGTTAATCGGCTACGTCAACAATTCCGCATCTCTGTCGATGCTATCCGTGTTGCTACCTCGCTAATCACCGGAAAACTCCCAGATGTCAATATGGTATCTGTGGAAAGTGACTCGGAGCGTGACTGGCTCCTTGCGGAATTGCGCCAAATCGATCCCAAAACCCCCAGCAGCATGGCGGAGGTATTGAAGTATTGCCTCGAGCAGATCAAGGTTCCTCGTGATGAGAATCGTCTAGCCTTGTTCAGTATTGGTGAATAAATCATTGTTGCTAAGCCTGCTACTTGTAATTGTACCGGAAACAACACACCCATCACTGTTCACGTCGCAGCGGACGGCGGTAACATTTGTGTAGGCAACATCGGAGTTCTCACCGGATTTGTGACAGCTGAAATGCCCGCTGGTGTCAATTGCTAATTACTGTCTTAATTTAACTTAGACGCACTAAACATGGCAGAAAACGTTATCGGGAAAAATTTTTCCCATAATAAATGTTCAGCGATAATACAAACTGGCTCTGCCTAGTATTAGTGGTAGTGGCTTTGGGACTTGCGATTGCAGCGCTCGTGATAGCGCTGAGAAAAAATGAGGGGTTTGAGGAGTCAGCAGCTCAGAAATGTGGCGATAACGCATTTTCTTCAGATGATTGCGATGGTTGTCCTTATCCTTGTAATTGGAACGAGGACCTCGAGGAGTGCGATTGTAATCCATGAGAATCGCATAGCTATTAGGGAGAAACAATTGATTTTTTGGGAGTTGCCCAAAAAATCTCAAATGAGTTTCCACGCTGTTGCTTGTGGGTTAGTAATTAAGGAGCGCGGTCGTGAGTTGGACTTACTCCGATTTACCTGTAGAAATTTTGAAGAGGTGTATGGAAATTTCCAGTATGATGGAAAGGAAATCTTTTACATTCCTGAGAATGCTTCTGAAGAAGAGAGGGATGCCTTTTTGAAAGAAGTGTGTTTCACGAGAGGATTGAGATATACTAGCTATGAGAAGTTTATGAGAGAAATGGGATTGGAGTGCTATCATGACATTGTGGTTAAGAATGAAGAGTTTTACCATGCGTCAGACATTGGCATTCGAATTGGTAATCCCCACGGTCGTGCAATAATGATTTATCTGGCATGTGTTGGAGATGACTGCGGTGGTGGAGACGATACCAGTGTCTCCGACAGTACTTTACTGACCCTCCTCACCTGGAAGAACAATCTCATCGAGCAGGGTAGGCTACATCCCGACTCAAATCTCTCCTTCATCAAAAATTGCTGTTCTTGATTTAACAGTAAACACTGTTAAAACTTAGACGCTAAACATAGTTATTTAGACATATTTAATTTTTCTTTCCCACTGGTTTCGCAAAAAATGCAAATCCAAGGATAATCAACACGAGAACCAGGACAAGCGCAACTAAAATCCAAAAACATACCCGAGAAGAGCCATTGCTCCCACCGCCTAGTATATTCGGGGATTGCGTAGAACGCCAAGATGGAGGCAAAAATTGCGCCTCATATATCCCGCAATCATGGACATTGTACTTGGCGGCATATAAATTTAGAAATTCCTCGAAAGGACTCCAATCCCAATCTCCCCAGCCATCGAAGGTACCACAGATGCCACCTTTCTGGGAGTACTCTTTCTGCATGCACGTCTTATTGTGCATATTGTGCGCATTTTCTATGGAGAACAGAGGGCAAGTTCCGGGGTGTTGTACTAGATCTTTGTAGGGGTCCAAGTATTTGGAGAAGGCTTGGAGCATGCCTTGGGGGTCGTTACGGTAGCGGATGTAGATGGATTGTTTACAGTTTTCGCAGAGTCTGCAGTTCATTTGGGTATTTTGGATGCAGTCTGCGCGGTGGTCGATGGCTTTGTTTTGACAGGCGTTTTGAATTCTCTGGGGGTCATTGCAAAGACTAAAGTCCATATCCACAGGTGCCTTACACATCGAACAACACACCCCATCATCCGTCGGATCATCCGACACAACCGTTCCTGGCGCACAAACAACACCCGCCCTATACTGCCGCGGAGGAGGCTTCAATTCGCCGATCCAATACATTTCCGGATACGCCGACGTCGTCCTCGTGTCACACGTATTTGTCCCTGGACCCTTCGCCAACCCAATATCATTAACATCCGGTGCATACTTCTCAGCTGCCTGCCAAGCCTGTGCCATACCCCACGCATCAGCCCCATAATGACCCATATCCTCTCCATCAAATGCCACACTTGTAATCAACTTCTTCACCCCCATCTTTCTCGCCAAAGTGTTGATATCATTGATAAGTATCATCCCCTGCTCAAGATTATTCGGACAACCCGCAGGATATTGCACACAACAAGGATCAGTTGGACAAAAATCCTTAATTGTTGCGCACTTAGGCCACACACATGCACTATCAATACACGAACGACCACCCGAGCAATCCGCGTCGGTTTTGCAAACCTTGTCGCCAGATCCACCAAGGTTTGGAGTAGCAAACTGGAAACTTTCGCAAGTTACCCCTGGATGCCCATGACACACCCCATTTTGACAATAGGAACCCGGGAATTGTGCACAGGGGCTCGAGGGCTTATTGCCACATTTCACGTCTGGATGCCCATGACACACCCCATTTTGACAATAGGAACCTGGGAATTGTGCACAGGGGTCAGACGGGCTGACACACTTACCATTGACACACTTTTTATGATCGGGGCAATCGCTATCCCCCGAGCACATTCCACAGTGCACCTCGGGGTGCCCGTGGCATATCCCATTTTGACAGTAAGAGCCAGGGAATTGCGAACAGGGGTCCGAAGGGTTTACGCACTTGCCATTGACACATTTTTTGACTCCAGGACATTCTGAGTCTGATTTACAGCCAGATGGAGGGGGAGGTGGTACGTGGCCGCAAGGAGGTAGCTTGGGAGTAGAATCTGCAAAACACTTGTTATCATTAATACCGGAACAACTGTGATAGACTGTAGAGCAATCCCCGGTACCATCCTTGTATCCTGGGTTGTTGTACTGGATACCACCAACAACGTTCTTTTTGACATACCCCCAGTTATACAAGGGGTTTACGTAAAGTAGCACACCGGCTGTGCACCAATCTGGTAGCTTGGCGAGATAGTTCTTCACAACAAATTCGGGTTGTGAGTAGGGAAAGAGGGGTTTGTTGTACTTTGATGCACCAGCATCCATGAGGTTGAAGAAGCAGCGATCGACCTCCTTATCCCAGACAAACTGTGTTAGCTCATTGAAGTAACTGGGCAAATCTTTTTCGGCCACATCGACAACACCCTCGTGCCAGAGAGTAAGACGAAAGTTACGTCCTTTTTTCTTTGGCGGTTTTTTGTTGGGGTTGGGGTTGTAGCGGTTCATTTTTGCCAATTGTTCGACAGTGGCCGCGGGTGGTGTAGGTTCTGGAATGGGTGGTCCGACGGGTGGTCCTGGGGGCTTTGGTGGTCCAGGAGGACCGGGTGGACCGGGCGGAGCGGGTCCACCACTGCATTGGAAGTTTGTACATTGTGATCCCTCAGGGCAGTTGGTGTCTTCTGCACAGCAATAGACGGTTTTCCCGTTTGGATCAACGCCGTGACAAGTTGATGGGGATTGCCAGAGCTTACACCAAGAGGGGCTGCCAATCTGTTTTGTACAGAAATCATTAGCATTGGAGCTCATTTAGTGACGATAGGCAAACTATTTTTTCAGTCCGAGGATCAAAAATACGATGAATCCGATCATGCAGAGTGATCCGACGGAAAGTAGTACAAGAAGCCATGGATTACCGTGAGCTTCACATTCTACAATACCATTGCTGTAGATTTTGATTTTACCTTTGCGGCACATGCCATCTTCCCAGATTCCACAGCAGCCGTCGCCACAGTTGGGTTTTTGCTCACAGTCGGTTTGATTGTCACGATTGATTGTAACAGAGTATTTCATGAGTAGTGCCATGCCTACAAAGCAGGCGATGGAAACTCCAAGGAGAACGAGAGAAATTGTGAATTGCGGATTTCGTATCATTTATTTGAAGAAATGATAAAATTTTGTAATTGGCCGGCTGTCTATCTTGGATTGTGCGAGAAGACTTGCCCGGATTGCGCGGAAACTATTACGCAACTTGCGATGGAAAATCTGGAAAAAATGTATTATTTGGAGAAGATTAAGAAACTGGTTTCTAGGGGGTATGCGACAGAACAACCGGTGAGCATCCGGGATTCTACAGGATTTGTGTTGAGGCAGTTATCAATGTTACTTGTTCGCATTGATATGGAGAAAAGCACTGAAACGTGGCTGTGCAAGATTCGGAGGTTGCTGGGTTAGCTGGGTACTATTTCGAGGCTTGAGATTGAGGGGTTATTTATCGAGTCTTTACTGATGAGTATAGCATCATCACGATGAGACGTGGATATTATGTACCACAGAGCTTGTTTCCCAACATTATCGATACATCCTGGCTGTGAAGTTTTTATGATGAAACTAAATCGTAGTTTTTCTGAATCTACTTTGATATAGCATTTCTGATCAGAAACAACGAAGAGTTCGATACTGTGTATAGCGTGGTAGGGAATATAGAAAGATTCTGTTAATAAACCCATTTATTAACATTTTTATCGTTTAGTTACATTTGCGCGCGATTTAGGGCAGCCAGTACAGAACTTCCCTGGATACTTGCGCAACCGTGGTCAAAGTCCTTCTGTAATTTATCGTAGTTGACATTGAGGTTTCCGTGAGGTGTACGGAACCCATACCAGTCGAGCAGCTCATGCTCGGGGAGAGAGTTTGTTGATGTGGCAAAGTTATCCTTTTTCTGCAGAGCGAGGATCAAAGCGGCAACTCCAACACCGACTGCGAGGAGTGCCAATATTAGTGCAACGACATCTTTTTGTTCAGACATTTATTATGGTGGGGAGAGAAAAAAATCAAGCAGACCTAAGATGTGCCAATTCGCTCTGTAGTTTTGCAAGTTGTGTTCGTAATTTGCCAATTTCTTCCTGAGACTTTGCAACCTGAATCGTATATCTCTGTTCAACTTTAGTAATTATACTCTTCAAACGTACACATTCACCCTCAGCCAAGTTTGCACGTGCCAATGCCCCTCCTACTTGCTCAGTTTTGTTGTCGCGTAGTGCGGAGAGTTGTTCCTCGAGATCTACAACACGCGCATTGCTCGTGCCCTCCAATTGCGCAACCTCACGTTGTAAGAGCGAACAGCGTTGTTTTTCCATACGTAACTGATCATGAGCTTTGATAACCTCTGACTGCATTTCCTGTAATTTTTGCGTACTTTGTTCGAACTGTTGGTGCAAGCTTTCTGACTCGCGGACTATAGAGATATGTTCTTGACGTTCTTGGTGCAAAGTGTTGCGCTCGATTTTTAGCATTTTGCTCAGTTCGTTCGCGCGGGCCATGCACTCGTCCAACTCACGTCGAGCGGAACCGAGCTGGCTTTCTGCCAATTCCATACGATTTTGGATCACAGAATTGCGTTGGCGCTCGCTTTCATATTTGGCTTTGGCGTGCACAAGTTCAGCTTGGTTGTCCGCAAGCTGCGCGCATTTAGTTGCTAAATCCTGTTGAGTAGTTGCAAGCTTAGTGCAAGTTTCATGTAGATTTTGTTCACTAATGTCAGCGTGTTTGCCAGAGGCAAAACTATCTCTGAGAGATTTTTCAAGTTTTTGGTGTGTTTCATCGAAGCTGTGTTGGAGTTGCATATATTCTCGGCGAATTTTCTCATTATCGTTGAGAATGATGCGATTTTGTTCCTGAAGTTCCTCATTCCCTTTCAGGATAGATGTGCGAATTTCGTTGAGTTTGTGTACTTCTTGTTCGAGGGATGTGGCGTGTTCGGTAACAACTCGTAGTTTGGATTGTAAATCTCCACAGCGCGCATCGAAAATTTGCGATGTATGCTTGCTGCGTTCAAGTGCGTCCTGTAATCCTTTGATTTCGCTCCGCAATATACCCAATTCGTTATCACATGAGATGCGTTGCTCCTCCATGAGTACATCATAGTCAGATCGCATCTTTTTCTCCAGTTCATCGCGAACAATTTCTTGTAGTTCTGCGCGCATTTCTGTTGTCATAACGGAAATTTTTGCTTGTAGTTTGATGATCTTTTTCTCACGTTCTAAAGAGGCCATTTCGGCAACTCGAAGGGAATGTTCGAGATTGCTATTGTTTGTACGAAATTGTGAAATTTCCTCACGGTGTTTACGTAGTGAGTTAGAACATTCCTCTTTGATCTCACGCATTTTTTTGGTAAATTGCTCGTTTGCATACGGAGTTGATACGACATTGTTAAGGTAGACATTTTCCTTTTGGGCTTCACTCAGCTCCATGCGTAACTTATCGAGTCGCTCAGAAAGATCTCGTTTTTCTGCGGTGTGTTCTTCAGTTTGTTGGCGCATTTTTTCTGAGTAACTTTGCTCAAGGTTTTGGGTATTTTGCTGAAGTTTGGAGATTTTAGCACGGTAATATTCAGAGTCTTTCCCACGTTGTTCGGTAATCTGGAGAACAGCAAGTTTCTCTCTCTCCACATCTGTATGCATACTGGCAATGCGTGCATCACTTGCAACAGCCTGTTCTCGTAATTGCTTAGTAAGTTCTTCTATGCGTCTGCGGTATTCTTGGGTTGCCATACTAATCTTGGTATCAAGACTCGCTTCCATCGCACGAACCTGTAGTTCAAGTTGTTGGCATTTATCCTGGAGTGCTGCGATTTCTTTTTGGGATGTTGTGTATTTTTCCACGAGGTCTGCGTTGCGTTTCTCAACCTTACCAAGTTCTAATTTGCATATTTCGAGCTCTTTGTGAGCTTTTTCTTCACGGTTAATAGCAATATTGCGACGTGTTTCCAACTCGGTGTTTTTCACAAGAAGTTCGGCATATTCTTGATGTTTTGCATCAACAACTTTTTGCATGTCATCTAGTTGTTTACGAGTAGATAATTGGACATTGCGCTCATACTCTTCGAGTTCTTGAGTTTTTACTGATAGTGCGTGGGTAAGTTCCGCGTAAATCACGTCTTGATCAGTTTCATTAGTTTGAGTATCCATTTCCAACTTTTCGTGCATCTTTAAAGTTACCGATAAATCACGCGTTTGTATACTTACAGCGTTTATTGCTCACAATACAAACCTCTCCAGGTTTATTGCCACGCCGTAGATTCTTTTTCTGGGTGTACACGACACGTAATTTGGGTAGGTTGCGATACTTGCTATTTTCGCGCAATGCCTCTGCTACCTCGCGTACAACTTCTCTCGACATGTCACTATCTGCAACATATGCATGTGCACTGGGTAGGCTGTCAAGGTGAAACCACCAGTCTGTCTGTGTAGCTTCTGTGAATAGTTCGGAATTTTCGTCGGCATTTTTGCCAAGACGGTAGGGTGTGCTCATTTCTTGGCTAATTGAATAATTAAGGTGGTTTCGCGAAAACCAAATGGGAAATCTTTGTGTGAAACAAAATGAGTCGCGTGTGCAATATACAGATGTTAGACCCGTTGAACCACAACCCGAGGTCAACGAACCCGAGATTGAGCCAGCAATGCCAGCAGCGCCAGCAGCAACACGACAAATCATACCAGAACCAGAACCACCAAAGGTCTGTGCAATGTGCCTTGAACCCGGGATGATTGGAAGGCGGCTTACAACGGAACAACGGCGACAGCTCTACAACATCATTTGCCCTGTTTGTTTACTAAACGGGCTTGTTTGCGAGGAATGTGTGGGAACTATCAGTTGTCCTTCCTGCGGTTTCAAGGAAGGTGACCAGGTGCCGTGTTGGGGATGTGGAGCAACGGAAACGATTGAACTCACTTGTGACTCCTGTGAAAAACCAAACGTTATTTGCGAAATTTGCTATGGAATGAGTACAACTGAATTAGGACCACGATCGATGTGTCAGAGGTGTTCTGCTCAACTACTGGAGCAACGCTTCTACTCTGAGGCAACTGTGTGGTAACTGTGTGGTAATTTCATAGTAAATCTATGAAATTTAATCAAATCTAATCATGTCCTAGTCCATTGTTCGTCAATGTTAATCTTGATTTGTGACTTATATCTCTGGCAAATACCCGCTAGTGTTTCATTGACATACTCACGGAGGTTGTGCAAATCTGTCATGGCTCTATCGTTGTGCTCTCGGGCCTGTGCAAATACACTTCCATTTGGGCGAGGAAGTGATTGGCGTGGTGTGCGATCCCACCAGGTGCGTGGGCGAATGGAGTTGTTATAAGATTGGATTGTAATATTCGCACTAAAATCCTGAACCTCTCGCAAAATACCCCTCGCAGAGTCACAAAACATGTGCAAAATCTCACGAAGATCTGTATGGAATTCACGTTGTTTTTCCAACTTGGCTAGACGCTGTTTCCACTTGGTCTCATCAATAGCCTTGCGTAAGTAATCTACGCGGTACCTGAGGAGTGATGTAGTATGGTCATGTGTATATTGCCGGATGAGGTGCTCGGCGTGCTCGACAAAGTACGCAGGTTCACGAAATTCATCAGGTAATCTATTATAGTTGATTTGACAGGGATTTACTGGATCTCCAGGATTTACAGGATTTACAGGATTTACACGTGCTGTATCACCGTTTCTTGCGCGCCATTCAAAGTAATGCGGGTTATGAATAACTCCTGTGACAATTTTACCCGAGTTCCAATCGAAGGGTGTGTGGCAGGACTGGCAAAACATCTGTGAACACCCAGAGACCCTGCTAATACGCGTGCCACAACTTGGGCATGGCTTGGAGTTCTTCTTCAACTCTTCTGCAGTGGCCAGATCATCCTCATCACAAACATGTTCATCGTCTTTTTCCAGTCCTTTGTCAGCATAACATTTTTTGCACACCCAGTGCTCGCATATTCCACACTTCCACGCGGAGCTGAGGAACCCAGGGCACTCATCGAGAGGACACTTGAAGGTAAAGGTGTTGCGCTCAACGATTCCTTCTCCGTATCTCAGCTCAAGACGACAGTCCTCAAGTGACTTGTCAAATGCTTTCATATCTGCTCGCATTTGCGCGACATCGATACCTTCCTCGCTGAGAAGTTTGGCTTCTGCCTTGCGACGGCTGATGCGATTTTCTCGAGAAATTTGCCCAACACGCTGTCTGTGTGTTAACAGATTACCTTTCAGTTCTTTCTTTTGTTTGCAAATGTCCGTTATACGCCGATTGATAGCATCCCGGCGTCTTTCATCTTCCAACACTGTCTGGGCTTCGGGAAGGTAGCTGCGCTCACGTTCGAGGTAGATTTCCTTTTGGCGATCACGCAGTCTTTTATCAATAAAGGTACGTGTAAAATGATCAAGAAGAAACGCCAACAAGAACCCTTGTCGACAACTCATACAATGGGGTTTTTGAGCCATTTCGAGGAAATATCGTTCGTAACAACGACGGCAAGCCGAGAAGTCGCATGCAGGACATGTCACGCATTTGCGCTTAGTTTTTGTAAAGTAATCACAACAGGACATACATGTTGAGGGCGAATCTTCCATTTAGTGGATAAATAGAAATCAGCTTAGATTCAATTATGAATTTGCAACCTCACAACTTACCGTTGCAAAGTTCCTACAAACCTTTTGCAACATTGGTAGATAATTGGGTCGCAAATCCCCAAATGTCAGCGAAAATGGATATAATACACCAAGTCCGCTCATTGTTCTGTGGGAAAATGGATTGACAGGTTGGCAGTAATGGGACTGTTCGTCAGCAGGTTCAAAGTGTCCATACAGCTCCTCTGCAATTTTTTTCACAAACCAATCTTGTGTCCAGAGATGATATGATACCACAGGTTTGCGAGGCCAACAAACCATATTAATCTGATCAACAGCAAATCTCAACTCATATCGTTCGTCCACCCAATAATCAGAGTTTTGAAATGCATCCCCATCAAACCGCAAAGATCCAGTGTCAATACCAGGTCTATGCGCAAACTGTCTGAACAATGCTGCAAATCTTTGAGAAACTTGCGCAAGCTTTTCCCATAGTTGCGCATTGCCGTTCACAAATATTTGAAAGTCTGTAACAAAACAGTGAAAAAATATAACTCGAAGAATCTCATCACACAAGACATCCATTTGTTGTTGATTTATGGCCTTATGGCCAAAAATCTTTACTTACCACTTACTTATTCTTGTGCGCCTTGCACCGGTCAGTGCCCTTCATCGCTTCCTTGCCACACGCCTGTCCCGCTGTCTTACCTCGCGTTGGAACAAACTGGCAAGTCTCAACTTCTTCACCCTCATCTTCCTCCTCAGCTTGCTCCTCTCCACCTTCACCCTCATCTTCCTCCTCAACTTGCTCCTCTCCACCTTCACCCTCATCTTCCTCCTCAACTTGCTCCTCTCCACCTTCCTCAGCTTCCTCCTCTCCACCTTCCTCAGCTTCCTCCTCTCCACCTTCCCACTCCCAGTCCTCACCCTCCTCGCCCCAATTCTCTCCTTGCTCTTCTTCCTCTAACTCATCAGGGATCTCAGCCTTCTTCTTACTGGCCTGCTTTGCCTTCTTTGCGGACTTGCCCTTGGCGGACTTCTTGTTCTTACCAGTGTTAGCCTTCTTCTCATGTGCTGCCTTCAATGCCGACAAGTGGTTGCTGCAGAGGTCGTGACCAACCTTTGTCTTCTTACCACACATCTGTCCCTCCCGTACACCACGAGTAATCTTGTACTGGCACCCGTTCTCCTCATCTGGAGGCATGTGCGATGTGCACTTGTCCATTCCCTCTGCACAGACACGCCCACACGGTTCACCCTGACGCTTGCCAGTATTGAATACATAGTCGCAAGTGGCGATGTCGTTTTCCTCACGCCACTGTGCCATCTCTTCTGTGTGTCGCTCCTTATCCTCTGTAGCCTTCTTATTTAGTGATTCCATGCGTGCGTGAGCCTTCTTACCCGCAGCTGTCTTCTTATTTGCCAACTTCTTCAACTCATCCCACTTCTTGCGCAAGATATCAGAAATCTTGGGCTTCTGGAATTCCTCATCTCCTGCCTCTTGGGCTTCTGTCACCAGTGCGTCAATTTCCTGTTGTGCAGCTGCCTTCTCCTCCTGTTGAAAGTAGCCCCATGCAGACTTTGCGCCCTTGGGCTTTGTGGGATCTGCCACAACCTTCTTCTCAAACCCAGGCGCCGGTGTGTATGCTGCATACTCCTTTGCGTAACGCTTCTTATCCTTCGCAGCCTGTTCTTCAAACTTTACCTTATCATCAGCACACAATTCCCTCCATCGTCGTCCAACTTCCTTTGCCACAGCTGGTTGCTTGAAGTCCTTCCCCAATTGTTCTTGCAATTCCTCACTCACCTCTGTGCGCACAGCTTGTTGGAAAAACATGTACGCGTTCTTGGGACGCTTGGGTGCATTGGGGTCCTTGGTAACCTTGCGCTTACTGAGCTTTGACTTGTTTACCAAGTTTCCGATCATGATTCCCATTTCGACTTCGATATCATCGAGCTTTTCCTCAACCAGCAAGTCCTCAATAGTTCCACCAGCTTCGACAGTAGCTTCAAGCGTAGACTTGAAGTACTTGAAAATTTGTTCAGCCAACACAGCAGAAATGGATGACATTATAATAGTATGCTTTTCTGACATAATTTCGCAAAAAATCAATTAGTTTGGATTTCGAAATTTCTGACAAAATTTCGATCTAGCACACAATACAGCCAAGTTTGGGAATATCAAAGATATTCCGTGCAATTTTTTCGATATTATCATCAGACCACTCCAACACGCTAGAATCTGGCTGGTCGAAAAAGTAGTCAACTTCGTCAGCAGTCGGTATCATTCCTAAACGCCCTCGTAGCACTCTCACAACATCCGCACGAAATCTTGACTCATTAGACATTTATTTTACGGGTTTTCCGTAAAATAACCATAGTCAAAATCACTGGTCCTTAGCAAATCTCACCTTCTTACCTTTGCTGTTGAAGGATTGAACATGACACCACTTGTGGTACATATGACCATTTTCAATCACCATCGAACAATTTCCTGTAACCTTTTTCAAACACTTGGGACAGTCATTCCAATCCCGTTGCATTGCCGCATGAGCCTTACTCTTGCGATCGAGAAGGTGCTTGCGACAAGCTAATTTCCTCTTATTCTTCTTCATTGTGTCTTGATTTGTTCCAGAACATGATCCATCGCTATTCATCATAGCTGCACAAATATCTCGAAGATCTTCGATATCCTCATCATTCTTAGCATCCTCCACAGTAATAATTACCCACTCACCATCTTCGATCGTTGGAAGAGGTTTTTCACAGAACAATGGCATTTTGATGCCAATATCGCTAAATTTTGCCCAAAATCAATTAACATTTTTTTTCAAAATTACGACAACCTTTCCTGCAAAACTCTCACAGACATCAACGGCTCGAAACCCTTCCTTCGACCAAATTTCTCCAACACATCCACAAATTTTCGTTGTGACACCAGACGTCTATTCCCATTTTGCTCGACAGCTATTGGGCCCTCTTGAAACCCCACAAATCTCTGAAACTCCCTTTTCGGACGCGGATTGTACAGCAAATTATATGCCTCTGGACCAACGAAGAATTTTTCGTCGGGATTTTTGTGACTCAAAATCAAGTTTTCTCGATAGTAGTAATTATATGGATCGGTATTAGAAGGTACATTTTTCACCATTACATCCTCGGTCAATAAGTAGCAATTTCCAAAGGTGTCAACGGCATACGGATAGGGAACATCGCTATTTCCCACGGGTGATATATACTCGACGATTGGCGCATATGTTCGAAACGAAAAAATCGATGGGCCAATAAAAACATATCGATTGTTCGCAAATTGCAGTAAAATAGTATTTCCATCGAAATCTCTTCCATGCTCAATACTTTTGCCAATAAAAATCTTCTGTGGCCTGAACGTCAAGATTGGGTCTCGGTTCCGATCCGACACCTTGTACACTTTGACAGATTTTCCACAAATCTCGATCTGAAACGGCCGACCACCATTGTCGTGAATATAATAGATTTTTGGCTGTAACCGGCGTCGAGAACTACTTCGACGCTTTCTTGATGATTTTTTCCTACCAACGCGTTTCATTTATCAGTCAGCACTAATAAATTTAATTGGCTGTGGCCCGACAAGGCAATTGCGTCGGTTGTTCTCACAACGTTGTAAGTAACCCTTTTTCGGCTCTTCCGGTTCTGTGCCAATCATTTTGGAGTTATCGATTTCCCCGAGTTATAGGACCATTTCGAAATGTCACCCAAAATTGATATTTCCCTCAATTCCTCAAGAAAAGTATTAAAATGATTAATTTACCACAAGATATCCGAATCCTTATTGCTCATCACGTTGCCGAGGACTTTCCCGAAACAGTTCAAAAGTTCTGCGAAACCAGCAAGAACTGTAATACAGCCATGTTACAAGGCATTCAATCAACCCCACTTTACTCAGAACTCCAAAAGCTTCTTACCGAAATGCTTCCAGAGTGCTTCCAGAGTTTTGTGGCAGTGACCCGCCAATCAGCTATCAGCATATTCTACAAGAACCTAGAAAATATCTTTGACCCACGACCTAGCCCGAAGATGTTCCCACAACCCGAGATCTCCCGATTCAAGTTTCTCAAGTTCCGCCTCGACAACGGTAAAGTTACCAGAGCACGAGCCCGGCGAGCTGTTGCACAGGTTACCGACCCGGAGATGCTGAACTTGAACTTGCCTGGAATGGCTATTGCCACCTTTGCAGACAGGTTTGTTGCACAGGTTCGCTGTACCGATCACAACTACATCAGCGCCATCCAAATGTTTTTGCGTGATCTATAACAAGGTATTGGTAAAACATTTATTTTACAGCTGCAGCTGTAAAATTAATTGTCGGGCTGACCCAAGTCATTGAAATATTTGACCTTGGAAGCAACTGTCGAACCTGCTTGTAAACGGGATTGCTCATGGGGGTTGTCTGGAGGAACAGTGAACCGGGGAGGTGTCAATGGACGTACAACGATAACAGCTGTGGGAGATAGTGGAGGGCCCGGATCGGGAAGTTGTGTGTATTCCGGTTCAGTAGAAGTTATCCCACTGTCATGTCCTTCTACTGATTCGAGGATTTGCTTGGGTGTGAGGCAAAGAGATGAAATCGGTGAATTAACCGGAGCTATGTGTTTTTCTGGAATAGTTTCGGGAATGCTCACTTCATCTGCCATTGCCTTTCGATGGA